GTTTCTCAGCATTAAATGGCGCAGGTAGAGCACCGATAGGTACCCCAGCTCCAAAAGTTAATGTCAATCCGAACATTGGAGCAAGACGCAGTCCTGTTGGAGGACCTCTTCCAGTCGGTCCTCGTGCTCCAGAACCTATTGGTGAAGGAGACTTTAATCCAGATCGTAATCCTGGACCAGTGGGTGGTGGGAGAGTGCTCGCCAGTATGAAGAAAGGTGGCCCCGTAAATAAGACTGGTCTTTATAAGCTTCATAAAGGTGAGAAAGTTATTCCTAAAGGAATGAACTCCGACATTATCTCTGGAATGAAGAAGCCAACTAATAAGAAAGTAAAGTTAGTAAAGGTTGGTGAGGGTCATAAACCAGACGGTCCTCGTGGACTAGCTGCGGTAAAAGCTCTAGGTCGCACAAAGACTACAGGTAATTTCAAGCGAATCGAAAAAGCTGAAGGGAAGGGAGCCGCTATTGCTGCTTATCAGAATGCCCTAAAAGCTCATAAAGGGAAGTAATGTCAGAAGTATTGCAAGAGGCGTTAAAGAAGGTTGAGGTTCGTGAAAGAGCGAAGAAAGAAAAAATGTACCTAGCCAATGAAATCCTTGGCTATGATTTCCAACCTTGCCATCAGGAACTGTTTGATCAATACCCACAGTTTGATGAAACCAAATCGTGGGTAGAACAGAATGTCATAAAGAACATTATGACATTGTGGGCTCGTGGTCATTACAAGACTACAGCCATTATAGTTGTCATCATACAGGCAATCCTGAACTTCCCCGATATCACTATCTTGCTCATGCAGGGTAGCGTACCTGTCACTCAAACGCTGCTCAAGCAAATCAGATCTCACTTTGTTGGTGAAGCTGAAGGCAGTCGCTTGAAGGAGTTCTTTCCTGAGTTCTGCGGAACCCCAAAAGAACTTGGTCCGAAACCCACCATGCAGTTCACTGTTCCTTGTCGTAAGAGGAAACAGATTGCTCAAGCTACTTGTACAGTAGCTTCTCCTAAGAGCATCAAGACTGGTCAACACTACGATTTAGGTGTGTTCGATGATTTACTTAACGAATCCAACTTCAGAAATCCCAAGCTATTGGCAAAGGTTCAAGAGGATTATACAAACTGTCAGCCTCTTATCAATCCTGGTTGTCCTAGTTGGGTTAGTGGCACTCGTTGGGCACATGGCGACTTGTACGAACAGATTCTTCGCTGGAACGCAGATGGAGGCAAGTGGAAGATCAGTATTAAGACTTGTTGGGGTGATGACGGAAAGAGCGTTAGATTTCCTAGATTCACTAAGAAGAACGGTCAATTAGGCGGCTTCCTAGAAGAAGAATTAAAGCAGATGGAGAAGGATGATCCTGCTATCTTCTCCTGTCAATATCTTCTACAACCTGTTCATACTTCTCAAGCTGTCATATTAAAGTCTCAGTTGTACGATGCTGTCATTCCTGCTGCTGATGCCCCACACCTAAGCCTAGCAATCATGATGGTTGATCTTGCTTCTACAGACAGTGTTAAAGCAGATGACAGTGTAATCCAGATAGGACGGATGGATAGTCTCGGTAAAGCCTACTTAACCGATCAACGCGGTGGGCAATGGGTACCACAGGAATTGGCTCTCAACATAATGGATATGGCTCTTATTCACAAGCCAGTAAAGATTCTCTTTGAGAAGACTGCTTCCTGTATCTACTTCAACGAGTTCCTACGAATGAATGCTAGAGCTAGAAATATGGTGCTCCCTACGGACTTCGTAAAAGTCAACAACCAAGCTGATGCGAAGAACATAAGAGTGTCTTCATGGGCAGCAGTGGTCAAGAACGGTAGATTCAAATTCTTTGCTGGTCTACCTAAGTTCGAGAAGTTAGTAGAGCAATCTTGTGAGTTCCCAAAAGGTAGATACGGTCATGACGACTATCCAGATACGTCTTCGCTACTGTATCAGGAGCTAACTAAAGAATTTATGGTACTTCCGATGTCACCTAGACCGACTAATCCCATACTAGCAATGATTAGAGACAGAGAAAACTCTCTAGTGAAGGTCCTGACTGAGCAAGAGCTATACCAAATGGAACAGCCAGATATCACAGGCTTTGAGTAAAGGAATAATAATGAATCCTAATGAATACCCAATCATAAATGGCGCACAGGGTGGATTTGGTGATCTCCCGCAAGCTATCGATCAAGGTCTGGCCCAGAAACCAATCACGCAAGAAGAAGTGAAGGTAGTAGGAGAGAGTTGGGATGACCACACTGCGCTTGGTATTGTTCTTCAAGATGCTTGGGAGACTATCAGCTATCTACAATCCAAGGGACTTGTTCCTTTAGGTATAGAAAATGCTGATGACTTGGTTCGTGCTTATGTAAAGCCCCGCCAATGGTCTGACGGTAAATCCAGAGCCAACTTATCAATGCATTTAAGCCTAACGGCAATTGAGAAAGTTCTTCATGCTTTGCACATGTCGCTATTCGCTCAGGGAAAGAGACGCCCATTCCTGCTTAATCCTATCGGAAGAACTTCACCTGAAGCCGCTCGTGCTAATGCCAGCCTTCTTGATTGGGCAATGAAAGAAGCCAAGATAAAAGAAGAGATGAGATTGTCCCTGAAGACTGCCCTGACTTATGGATGGATGGTCGGTTGTGTTGGTTGGGAATCTAAGAACATTCGTAAGAAGGTCTACAAGAAGGGTCCTGAAGGCAAGATGATTGGCACGATGAAAGAAGTAGACATCGAATTGCCAATGTATGAGTGCCTTGATTTGAAGATGGTTCTAGTAGACCCAGGATTAAAGCGCCAGGATGTACAACACGGAGCTAAGTTCGCTATCAAGCAATTCATGACTGACTCTTATGGATTAGCTGAACTACGCGACAATCCGAAATACAAAGACATTCCTACAGATGAAGAATTGGCATCGTTTTTGGCTAACAAAATGGAGCCTGCCGAAGACACCCTTGCTGCTGATAAGAGAGCTGTATGGCGTGAATTCCAAGCCAAGTTGGAATCAGAACAAACGTCCAAAGATCCATACACCCAACCTCTGGAGATTCTAGAGTACTGGACCAAAGATCGTGTAGTAACCGTGTTGCAACGTAAGCTCGTAATTCGTAATGAAGAGAACGAATTTGGCAAACTGCCATTTGTCTCCTGTGCATTCATTGACGTATTGGGATCTGCATGGGGCTTCGGCATAGCGAAACTGCTTGCTGGAGAACAGCGTTTACAACAAGGTGTTATGAATAACACCATTGATGGAATGGCTCTCGTTCTCAACCCAGTATTCCAGTTACTGAAAGGCATTGGTCCAGGAACTCAATCTATCCCAGTTAGTCCTGGTAAAGTCATCACCGAATCAGGTGAATTAAAACCATTAGTAGTTCCAGATATCAGCAAAGCTGGCATGACCATGATTGCTGAATCTGATGCTCGTGCTATGGCTAAAGTTGGTGCCAATGGCGGTGACAACATGCCAAGTCAGGCTATGAGAACCGCCCAAGGAGTCCAAGCATTCTCTGGCGACATTATCCAAGGTCTACAGTACTTCTTAGAGATCTTCATAGACTTGGTTTACATTCCTGTGCTTAAGCAATTCTTAGAACTGATGCATGAACATCTGTCTATCGAACAAGTCAATGAAATATTGACTGCTCAAGAAGGCAAAGCTTATGAAGGTGACATCAGTGATGTCTACAACGCTGAAGTAGATGTAGACGTAGTAGCTGGTGCCAATATGATGGCCAAGTTCGCTGCTGCTCAGCTTGCTCCTATGGTCATTCAGCTTGTATCGGCTGGTCCTGTTGCTGACCAGTTTGAAACTGCTGGAATCAAGTTCAACTATACGGAATTCACAGCCCAAACACTAGACATGATGGGTTGGGATATCAATGGCCTAATCACTCCAATGACACCAGAAGACTTGAAGCGTGTTCAAGAGAAGAATCAAGCTATGAGTCGTGGAGCTGCAATGATGGCTCTACAACAACAGAAGCACCAGGATGATTTAGAGAACATAGATGCTAAAGGCTCTGCTCAAGCTGGTGTAGCTACTGTTCGTTCATTACTGAAGAATCACGAAATGGATGCTGCTGCACAGATGGAAAATATGCAAAATGCGGGACAGTCACAAACTGAAGGACAATAATGACAACAAACGATGTCTCAAGAATCACTGCTATAAAAGCTGCTTTAATTGCTACTACTAATACTCCAGGTTGGTCATTTGTAAAGCAGATGGCAAACAATATCGTACAGAATACCGTACAGGAGGCTCTGGATGAAGAAGATCCTGTTAAGGGAGAAGCGAAGAGATTGAAAGCTTCAGCCTTACAGCGTGGATTCGCTGATCTATTCAAAGCATTAGAAGTAACTAAAGCGTTCGATGAAACACAAGTGGAAGACGACAATATTCTAGGTGATCTAGAAACTGATAAGGGATAACTATGCAAACAGAATTGACTGCGGAACAATTGGCTCAAGCTGAACAACTATCACTAGATGAACTCAGAGCATTAGCCGTTAAAGAACTGTCTGGTGAGCTGTCTGTTCCAGAGAAGAAGAAGGAAACTCTCCGTGACGATAAAGGAAGATTCACGGCTCCTGCTGACGATCTTATCGTTAATGGGGAAGAAGATCCAGAAAAACCACATACTAAACAGATAGTAGAAGAAGATCCTGGGCCAGAGATCACCATCTATCGCAAGGAAATTGACAACGCAGATGGTTCTGGCGTTGATGTGTATGAGGCAGAGAGCCTTGAAGAGTTGGTTGATAAGATTGCCGAAGGCAAGAAGAACGCCAACAAAAAGATTAGAGAGCTAAATGCTCAAGTTAAAGCTAAAGCGGCTGCTGAACAACAGACGGAAGAAGATGTCGAATATGTAGTAGCCGAAAAGCTTAAGAAGAATCCTAAGCAGACGATTAAAGAAGTCGTCACTGAAACAATTGCTGAGCAACAAGAAGCAATTGCTCGTAGCAACCGAGTACAAGAACACTTTGTAGCTACGCACCCAGATTATAAGAAGGTGCCTGAGAACGGACAAAAGATAACCGATTGGGTAAAACTCCACGGTTATACAGAGTTCACCTTAGACAACCTTGAGAAGGCTTACCAAGACTTGAAGAAGAGCGGACTGCTTATTCTTGAAGCTGCGGGAGCGGACGGTGCCACGGACGTTGACACTACTACCCAACAGCGGACTGCTGAAGAAGTAGAGAATACGACGCAGCAACGCAGTCAGAGGGGAAGCACTATTAGTTCTAGTAGACGAGTTTCAACTTCTAGAGTTAATACACAGCCAACCGAAGACGAAGCTTACACCATGCCACTTGATAAGCTGAAAGCTCTAGCTGATAAACAGCTAGCTTCTAGGTTTAGTCAATAACATAGGTGGAAGCCATCTCTTACTAAAGGAAATATTAATATGGCTTTGCCCACAGCAGCTTCTGTCATTTCTAGCGGTTTAGCTGGATATCCGACAGTTTACTACGACCGTGTGGCTTTGGACACTCTGGTATCGAACCTATGGTTCTACCCAGCTTGTGATCTTAAAGTCATGCCTGACATGAGCGGTGTCGCTATGCAGATCTTCGACTATACCGCCATGGTTGCCAATACCACTCC